ATGGAAACTTTCTACATATTTTTAATTTCTTACACGCTACAGGGACACCCTGTCGAACGTACTTGGATACTAGAAAACAGCGAACAATGTCAGATCGCAATACGTGCTAACGAACCTGTTTCAACTGCACTAAACGCTGATCTGTTTTGTATAGATACAGGCAGGTTGTCTGCGTCGATTAAACCGAAACTTAGACCAGAGGGAGAGCCATGGGAGAAAAAGACCTTAACAAAGAGCAGCGAGCCACCCACCGATTCTTGAAGGGGCAGGTTGACAAGTTAATAGATGAAGAACGTAGGACAAACGCACACCCAAACGTGCAGCAAGATTTACACCGTGCCAGAGAAGCGTTGAAGCGGTTTGTCGAAGACCTACGCAAGTTAGGAACGCGCATATGAAAACATACGCAGAGTATGAAGAACTAGAATTGTGGTGCATGTTAGCACTGGCAAAAGCACCGAAGTGGTCGCCGTATCGTCTGCTTTGGAAATTTGGAATGTGGTATGCAAGGAGAAAACAACGTGCCATCCGCAAATAATAAAGTAACTTTAGTACAAGCACCGTGGGAGAAGGAAGTGACAGATAAGGAAGAAAGCGTGTGGGGATACCTAGTGAAGAACCGACGAGCGGAAGCGAAAGAGGTCGCTGAGGCTTGCGGTGTTGAGGAAGAGTATGTTGACGAGTTAGTCAGCAGAATTGGGTCGCCGAATTGGAGAGAAGAGACGAGCGCGTTAGACGCACAAGTCGGTGGCGAACACTACAAGAATATGTCCGTGCAACCGTGGCAGGCGTTGGAAGCATGGCTAACACCCGACGAGTATCGTGGCTATCACAAAGCGACAGCTATCAGTTATCTCGCGCGGGAACGCAGCAAAGGTGGTATGCAAGACATACAGAAAGCGATCCACCACTTGCAGCGGCTAGTCGAAATGCAAGGAGACAACGATGCGAAAACAAATCCATCCACTACTAGCAGCGGAGATTAAATAACTACCCGAAACGTGGGAAGTGGTGAAGAAACGAGATCACTACTTCCTTCTTCACGAGGGGAAACGAGTGGCGTGTGTGGGTAATAACTCGTCAACACCTGATGATCGACAGGCCAAAAAGAGCCTGCACACTATACGCCGATATATGAGGGGACAGTAGATATGTCAGTAGTTAAAGTACGCACTTTCGATATAGAGACTATGGAGTACCCAGATAATTGGAACGCCCCTTCTAAAAATACCGAATGCGCGGTGTGCGGACATGAGGTACAAATAGGCGATACGTTAGTAACGTATGACAGTGTTACGCGTAATAGGACGTATCACACTTCCCTATACCTGCACCCAAAATGCGCTGAACAACTAGCAACCGTTCTGGTCCAAGACTTAGCAAAAATAGTTGACACAGAGGGGTTTGTACTAGGGGACTATATGGCTCCTCGTGCGGATCGTATAATGACGGCTGTGGATAAGGTTGTATTCGCGGGTAACGTATTAAAGCCATCACGATAATGGAGAATGAATATGGACCTGATAACGCTTGATTTTGAGACGTACTACTCACGTGAGTACAGTCTCTCAAAGATGACAACCGAGGAGTACATACGTGACCCACGGTTCGAGGTGATTGGTGTAGGCGTCAAAGTAAACAATGCCGAAACCGAGTGGGCTAGTGGAACGCACAAACAGATACACGACTATCTGCATGGGTTTGACTGGTCGAACAGCATGTTGCTTGCACACAATACGATGTTTGACGGTGCGATACTGTCATGGCGGTTCGACATACACCCGAAAGCACTGGCGGATACGATGCACATGGCGAGAGCACTGCACGGTGTCGAGACTTCTGCCGCACTCAAAGCTGTAGCGGAGCGATACGGTGTAGGTGTCAAGGGCACCGAGGTTGTCCGTGCTATGGGCAAGCAGAGGAAGGACTTCTTACCGAATGAGTTGTCAACGTACGGTGATTACTGTGTGAATGATGTGGATTTAACCTTCAAGCTGTTCACGCGTATGGCTAAGAAGTTCCCACGCAAAGAGTTGCGTCTGATTGACTTGACCCTGCGTATGTTTACCGAGCCGACACTGGACTTAGACCTTGGTCTGTTAGAGATGCACCTTGAGAATGTGAAAGACCGCAAGGATCAGTTGATGGTTGAGGCGGGGATCACAGACAAGAAAGACCTGATGTCTAACCAGAAGTTCGCTGCCATGTTGGAGAGTTTAGGTGTAGTGCCCCCGACAAAAGAAAGCCCCACCACGGGTAAAGAAACTTATGCGTTCGCAAAGAATGACGAAGCGTTCAAAGAACTGTTGGAGCATGACAACGACAAGGTGCAAGCACTGGTCGCAGCTAGACTGGGCACCAAAAGTACCTTGGAAGAAACACGTACTCAGAGGTTTATAGATATATCGAAGCGTGGCCTGCTGCCCGTACCAGTGAGATACTACGCCGCGCATACTGGTCGATGGGGCGGTGATGATAAGATTAATCTGCAAAACCTGCCGAGCCGAGGGCCGAATGCCAAGGCACTAAAGAAGGCAATCATTGCACCAGAGGGACACACAATAGTTGAAGCTGACTCAGCGCAGATCGAAGCGCGGGTTTTGGCATGGCTAGCGGAGCAAGATGATCTTGTTAGTGCGTTCACTAACAAAGAAGATGTGTACAAGAAGATGGCGTCCAGTATCTACGGTGTAAGTGTGGACGAGGTAAGTAAAGACCAACGGTTCGTCGGCAAGACCACTATCCTTGGTGCAGGTTACGGTATGGGTGCACTCAAGTTCCAAGCGCAGCTAAAGTCGTTTGGGTTTGATATGGACTTAGACGAAGCACGGCGGGTCATAAACATCTACCGCGATACCAACTGGAAGATCAGCCAACTATGGCGCAACTGCCAGAACATGATACGGTACATGGCGCAGGGTGATAAGCTTTCCATCGGTAAGCCCGGAGTCCTCGACGTAGACCCTACAGCTAAAGCTGTTATCCTGCCTTCTGGCCTACCCATGTTTTATCATGACCTCTTTGCAGAAGAGGAAGAGAAAGGTCCGCAGTATTACTACAAGGTCCGAGGCGGCGCGAAGAAAATCTACGGTGGGAAGGTTGTGGAGAACGTCTGTCAAGCCATCGCAAGATGCATCATTGGTGACCAGATGCTACGGATTGCTAAAAGATACAAAGTAGTGTTAACTGTACACGACTCAATCGTATGCTGTGTACCCGATGCCGAAGTCGCCGATGCAGCAGAGTATGTTGAGGAGACAATGCGGTGGACACCTGACTGGGCGGAAGGACTACCTGTAGATTGTGAAGCAGGCACCGCCAAATCATATGGAGAATGCGAGTGAGCGCAGCACCTTGGTCGTACAGTAAACTAAAAGCATTTGAAACTTGCCCTAAGCAGTTCTATCACGTGCACGTGTTGAAGGAAGTTCCCTTTGAGCAGACGGAAGCTATCCGCTACGGCTCTGAGTTCCACAAGGCAGCAGAGGATTACGTAGGCGAAGACACCCCCCTACCGAAAAAGTTTTCTTTTGCTGAGGGAGCGTTAAATTCATTGCGGCAAAGACGTGGTAAGAAGTTAACAGAAAAGAAGATGGGGCTGACCAAAAACTTGGAACCCTGCGGCTTCTACGACAAGCACGTGTGGTTTCGTGGGATCGCTGACCTTATCATTGTTGACGTGCTTGGCGACATGGCATGGGTGATTGACTACAAGACTGGTAAGTCGTCACGGTATGCTGACAAAGGACAGCTAGAGTTGATGGCACTGACGGTGTTCGCGCACTATCCAGTCAGTAAAATCCATGCAGGGTTGCTATTCGTAATCGCAAACGATCTAGTCAAAGATAAATATACTACCTTTGATAAAGAAGAATTGTGGAAGAAATGGCTATCAAAACATGGTATGATGGAGAAAGCCTTTGAAGCAAACGTCTGGAACCCAAAGCCTAGCGGGTTATGCAAACGTCACTGCCCCATATTAGAGTGTCCACATAACGGAGCAAACTGATGCCATATAAAGCTACTGATTGGGACTTGTTTAAGATCGCTAGTATGCCAGTCAATAAACTTACCGCGTTGGTAGCAGAACAGCATAACTACGATGCGTTATGGTTACGGTGCCCACCTAAACAAAGACAAACCGAACAGCCTAGAAGAGTTGTAGAGTTCTACCCTGAGTTATTTGGTTATGTTAGAGAGTTGATCCGCCTTACCGCACTACTACAAGCATTAGAACCCGCGGTGCTTGAGCTAGCACGATCAGTGGCACATAAACCTAAACAGTTTAGGGCGAGCCGTATAAAAGATATAATGTGCGCAGTGCAGGTGATGCGAAACGACAACATGGACGAGACTGACATCGTGTTCCTAGAAACTTACGCAAACAAACTTAACCGTAGGGGTGAACTACACCGACTTATCAGGGTAGAGCAACGGCGTTTAGGGGACAAACAAATAAGAACTAGGCATATACGAAACGTAGCTAATGGAGGTGCCAATGCCGTACAAAAACAAACCACGTCCTTACAAGAAAGAGTACGCGCAGCAGAAGAAGCGCGGCGAACACACAGATCGTATGGAACGGCAACGTGCACGGCGTAAGGTGGACAAGACTGGCGTCGATAAGAACAAGAACGGCAAAGCCGACAAGCGCGAGGGTAAGGATATCGCGCATAAGAAACCATTGTCTCGCGGTGGGACAAACAAAGATGGCTACAAGATACAGAGCCGCAAGAAAAACCGTGCAGCAGGTGGTGCCTTGAGCAGAGGCAAAAAACGTTAGTGCCGCACTAACAACGGAGATAACATGAAAATATTACGTGATAAGGCGTTACTGTTAAAGTTACGCAATCCAAAACGTGTCACTGAAACCATACCGAAGAGTAAGGAAGTAGGCACAAACGAGGTCGCTGTTAACTGGGGAGTTGACGAGGTACACACCCTGCGAAGTCTAGGGGTCAAGGCACCGTCACCCATCACCAAACGATATCAGTGGTCGGGTCGGTTCAAGCCTATGAACCACCAACGTACAACCGCTGAGTTTCTGACACTGCACCGCAAATCATTCTGCTTCAACGAGCAGGGTACAGGCAAGACCGCGTCTGCTATCTGGGCTGCTGACTTCTTAATGCAGCAGGGTCACATACGCAGAGCGTTAGTTATCTGCCCCCTATCTATTATGGATTCGGCGTGGCGAGCAGACTTGTTTGACGTTGCCATGCACCGCACAGTGGACGTGGCACACGGAGCCAAAGAGAAGCGCAAGAAGATTATCAATTCTGGTGCAGAGTTCGTTGTGATTAACTACGATGGTGTAGAGAT